GGCCACCTCGCTATAGTCGTCAGACGTAGCTCTGAGCTCTCAGCATCCAGCTATCAACTTTCAGCCAAAAGCCGCTGTTCGAAAGAAGTAAAGATAAAGAAGTTGATTGTATGTGGCAAACCTATATTCACCTGAGCCACAGCCGACAGCCAGTGGCTGACAGCCGAATGCTCAAAGTTATAGGATCAAGCCGCACGGGCAATTAGTACCGGTTAGCTCAAAGGATTACTCCTCTTACACATCCGGCCTATCAACGCGGTGGTCTTCCGCGACCCTTTAGGGGGATCACTAGGTCGTACGGTTCTTGACAACCTGAAACCAGGTTGTGAAGAAGCCGTTGGACAGCCGTAGGAAAAGGAGAAGGCATACTCTTTTGGTAAAGAGTAGTGGTCTTAACCTCAAACCTATGGTAATTATTATTCCACCGCATTTTCGCATCATTAGCGAAGAAAACGGGAGGAAGAATAAAAGACGAACGCGAAATTCCCTGAAAGGATGGATGAGTAGTCGGTATAGGACCGACATAAGACTCAACATACTTCCAGAGAAAGTCGGAGGTACGCCAGTATCCCCTATCGAAGAAGCCCATGGCCTCTTTCGAGAGACGATACAAGTCCGTACGACAGGGACGACCCTGTGGTACCGGGACGCGAATCTTAACGGGAGTAACGTCTACACCTTTATAGACGTCAAGACCGCAAGATTCACGAAAGTAACCCCGGCTAAAGCACTTATCCTTGTTAACTTTAAGCTGAAAAGCTTCAAGGGCAAGGATAATCATGTCCTTGTCTTCGCTTGCGCAGATGATATCATCTCCGTAAACGTTGACAGTGGTCACGCTCTCAGCAGTACATCGGTTTTTCAGCCCGACCGCCGAAACGCACAATGAGTAGAAAACTAGCGCCTCAATGGGAAAGCATAAAGCTGAGCCCATGGACGCAAATTTTCTCAGTGTGCATAAAGTGCCATCAGGCACCACGGTGGTTTTAGAACGGAGTGCCTCCAGGTAAGGCAACAGGTGCTCTGGAAACAGAGTCCTAACCAAACCCAAAGATACTCTATCTGACGCATCTTTCATATCCAGAGTGGCGAATAATCGGGTCTTTGACCCGACTAGAGCACCATGACGATTCACCGTTTGGTCAGCAAAATTGACTCGCCCCCTCGTAAGGGGGTGGTTTTCAATATGCTGAACGAGTGAACGGCCCAATCCCTGCTGAAAATATTGCAGCTGGGCTGGCTCGCAAGAAATGATGCGTGGGCCCCGAGAGTCCTTGGGCACGAAACAAACCCTAGAAGGTACATGTGTACCAATAGGGATGTTGTAGCTCAATTCATCTTCGGGATGTCCGACGAAATCCATGCCAGTCAAATGACTGGAATATGGATAAAGCCGATCGATATCAGGGTCAATATAAGTGGTTTCCCACTTAGAACGACCCTTTTTCCGATCAGCAACAGCACCGGGACCATGCCTGGGGCGAATACGTCCGGGATTATATCCACGGAAAAGACGCTCCAGAAAAGCGTACGCGGCGTCGATAATCAGCTTTGAGCTGCTTGATCCTCGCGCGTACGACTCGACCTCTAATGGGGTCGTCGCCAATGTAGAATCTAATTCCAGGAAAGGATCCTGCAGCTTTAATGCTGCAGAGTTCTCCTAGATCAGTTTCCACTTTATAGGCGATAAAAGTTACCTGTCGTATACAACAGACCGCGAGTATTAATCGCGACGGCCTTTCGGGGCCGTTAGGTAACAAATGCTGGTCCGAGCACGCACCTGAATATGGTTCGAAGATGGCCGCCCACAGTGCCGACATAAATGTCGGTATGTGGTATCTGATCCCTCGTTTGCTCTTGCGAGCAAACTCGGAGGGACAGGTAAGGTAGCCAAGTTCGAGGCCCTGGTCTAAGGCCTTTCCCAACTTAGGGAGAGTCTTAGATAGGAACTCGAACCCTTCGGAACGGACCCGGTCGGAAATCGTTCGCTTATCGCGTTCGATCTCCAACCGAGACACATCAGGAAAGCTGAGATATGCATCCTCAAGGATGTTCCATAGTACCTTGACATAGAAGTCTAAGTCAAGGTGGCTCTTCCGGTCACCCATTTGGGCGGACCTCCTGAGTCACTCTATGGCCAATGTCCACAAACATGGGAATTCAGCTTCCTTCGGCAGGCAAAGGCGATACGCCTAGCTCTGCTTAAGAAGGAGTTCATCCAAGTTTGCCAGCGTACGGGCAGCGTCGGTACCGATGAGGAAATTGATCAGAAACCCGATCAATTCGTCAGGGTCACCAGCGACTGCAATCTCAGGGACAGTGATCGTCAAATTGACGATAGTGTCGCTGCGTACGCCGTTCGAATCGACGGCAGCTTTTGAGAACTGCACGAGATGTCGAACAGCTGGCACCTTATTGACCTGGGTATCGAAATGATCGATAACCATGGCTGTAGGTGCGGCAAGCGTGGTAGTTGTGACGATTCGAGCAGCTTTATAGTCGCGGCGGAAATTCTCCGCAAAGACTTTAGCTGCATTGACTTCGTCAGCAATGGTCAGGTTGGAAGCAAAGGACATAGAGGTCCTCCATGGATTGTAAGAGCCCGAGTAGATTAACTCGGTGCTCGCTGCGCAATGAGCGCAGCAATAATCGCCTGTTGCGAAACCGACAAATCGGCGTCGGACAGGAGCGGACCCGAATCAACGGGCAGACCAGTCCTACGGTCATACGATCGATAGATCAAACGACCGAGGTACTGCTCAGGATTACCATAATTCGCCGACGGATGGAAAAAGATATTCCAGGCAAAGTTACTCGAAATCGAGTGACCAGACTGTACTACTCTTAACTCACCCGCAAAAGGCTGAATTGTGGCATACCGATCCAACCACTTGTCAACCGGAGCAATCCAGTTGAAAAGGAAGCTGAAAGGGATCAAATCCCACGCAAATGAAGCAAGATGAGTAAAACCGAGTGAGGCAGCGAATGCC